CGACCACCCAGTCCCACGCCAGCCCAGTCCACCTCTTGATGTCATCCCAGTAGGCGATGATCAACGCCACCGCACCCGCGATCGCCGCGATCGCCAGCCCAATCGGGCCCATTGCGATCAGCCACGCAGCCGCCACCTTCGCCGCCCCTATCAGCGACTGGGCACCCATCAGCACCCACCCCGCCACCGTCGACGCCACCGCAGTCGCCATGGCGGCAACCGCCGACACCAACGCCGTACCCGACGACAGCACCCACGCCGCAGCCGTCCGGATACCGCCAGCCGTCGCCGCAGCCGCCGACCTGGCCCACGACGCCACCGACGCGGTACCAGCCGCAGTCTCCGCCGTCCCGGCCGCAGCAGCAGCCGCCGTCTGAGCCGCCCGAGCCGCCACCAGCGTCCCGATCGGACCCAGCACCCCCAGCACCGCCGGGCCAAACGCCACCACGGCACCAGCCAACATCGCCGTCGGGCCCGTCGACTCGACCGCATCCCGACCCATCTGGATCAGTTCGCGCCGCCACCCCTCAATGGTGGCCTGCGGCCCGTCACCCATCTTAGCGACAGCCTTGCCAGCAGCCCCCTCGATCTCGCCGAGTCCATCCACGGCCGTGGAGACATCCATCGCTAGCAAGGCGTCGCCCAGATCCTCGGCTTGAGTGCCGAACAGCGACACTGCCGTCCGGGTCCGCGTTGCCGGGTCTTCGATTCCCTTCAGCCCCTCTAGCATCTGATCAAATGCCCGCTTCGCCCGTGGACCACCGGCAGCTAGGTCGTTCTGCACGTCGTACATGTCCTGACCAGGCTTGATCACCGTCTCGAACGCGACACCCAGGTCGGTCAGCATCACGGTCCCGTCAGAAGCCGTCGTCGTCAACGACCCCTGCGTCCGCAACGAAAATTCCTTGATCGCGTCCGCCGCCACGTCCGAATCCCGGGCCCCGGCCAGCATCGCCTGGCTGATCAACCCCAGCGACTCCGCACCGTTCAGGCCGAGCTTGCGGAACTGCGTCCCATACTCGTTCATGGTGTCCATCAAGTCGCCGGCCTTGTTCGCCGGGCCCTGAAGACCCACCGTCAGAATGTCCAGCGCCTCCGAGGCATCCGCCACCAGCCCCGTCCGCATCATCTGCCCGACCGCAGCCGTCGTCCCGCCTAAATCCTCGTCGAAAACGTCTGCGACAGTCAGCACCTTCTTGGTGATCGGCTCCAGATCGACCGAGTTGATATCAGTCCCGATATTGCGCACGACCGCCGCGATCGCCTCGTTGACCTCCGGCATCCCCTCGCCAAAATTGTCGCTCCAGATCCGCCCCGCCGCGTCACCCGCAGCCCGGGCCTCAGCCTCCGACAAACCAAGCTGCACCGTGAGGCGGTTCAACCCCGCCTCAATGTTCAGGTTGTCGGCCACCCCGGCTGCCAACGCCAACCCGAGCGCCGCACCGGCCGCCTTCGCCGCATCCGACCCCGAGGACCGCACCCGGTCCCCGAAGGTCTCCCCCGCGTCCTCCCCAGCCGTAGCCGCCTCCGCCGCAGCACCGTCCAACCCCTGACCGAGCCCATCCGCGGCCGCGGCCCCAGCCCGACGGCCAGCCGCACCCGCGTCAGCCGCCATCCCATCCAGACCCTGCCCTAGCTCGCTCGACGCCGCGTCACCGGCCCGACGACCCGCCGCGCCAGCATCCGCCGCCATCCCGTCCAGACTGCTCCCCGCCGCCGCAATCGACCGCTGAAGAGGAGAGATATCCATCCCGATCCGGCCGACCAGCTCGCCCAGGTCCAGACTCACACGATCACCCCCGATCAGGTGGCGGGAACAGCACGTGCCCCAACCTTGTCTGCTGCACCGGACGACCATCCGGCAGATAGGTCGGGGGCACCATCAACAGCGCCTCGACCCGGCCCCGAAGCCAGAACCACGACCGCGCCCGCAGCGACACGCCGTCGCTCACGTCGACCCCATACCGCTCGTGCAGGTCGGCCGCGATCAGCGGCCAGTACCTCAGGACGTTGGTCCAGGTCAGTCGGGGATCTGCGGGCTCATCGATCCAGTACGGGAGCCCGCCGTCTTCCGCTGCTTCTTCCGGTCCCGCGGCGGGCGCCGGGCTTCCGGGGAATCAGCCTCCCGCCACACCTCGGCTGCCTTGGCCCGGTCCGCCGTGGTCCACACGAACGTCGTTGTCGCCGCCCGCTGTACGTACACCCACGGCACCCCGTCCGCGATCATCTCGCCGAACACCGGGCCCAGCATGGACTCGGCGAACTCGCGCTCCTCATCGTCATCCAGACGCAGCGCCGACACGCCCTCGGCATCGACGTTCACCCCGGCCTTGATCCTCAACGCCCGATGCACCAGCGCCTGACACCTCAGTCCGACCTCAGCTGAGACCGCCGGCACTCGGTACACCTTGCCTCGGATCGGCAGCGGCAAGAACGGGTCGATGACCCCTTCAAGGTCCGGAAAATCATACGACATGCCTTATTCTCCCTGACTTCCTGACTCTGGTGGAGACCGGCCCCGGAGCGCAGTCAGGAGACGCCCCGGGGCCAGTACCTGTCACCCGGTATACGGGTGTGCGATCGGCTGGCGCTTGCCCTGCCCGGTCAGCTTCACCGAAGCGGTGTCGAGCGCGTCCATGCCGCCGCCGTCCGGAGCCCACTCGGCCGCCGCGTAGCCCTCGTATGCCTCGGTCCGCACCGCGCCCACCTTGTACCAGCGCACGTGCACCGTGTTAGCCGGGCCGTTCTGATCCGCGGCCAGCCGCAGCTTCTCCTGACCCGGGTCATACGCCGGGACCGCGTCCGCGGTGACCTTCCGGGCCACCTTGGTCTCCAGTGACCACCCCACCGCAGTCTTGGTCGAGGATTTGTACCCGCCCGAGTCGAAATCGGAATCCTCCTGGAGCGCGGCCGCCAACGACGGCTTAAACTCCCGCAGCCCACGGACCGCAGTCCAGATCGGACCCCGGTCATACCCCAGCGGACCCGACGCCGACGCCGTGATGGGCGTACCGCCCGGCGTTGCGGCGAGCTGGAACGTCCCCGCGGCGAACCCGGCCGCCGACACGTAGTAGGTGGTCCCGGCCACGAACGGGGCGACCGCGGTCGAGACCACAACCCCCTGTCCGACAGACAGCCCATGGGTCGCCTGCACCAACGACGCCGAGGCCGCCGTAGCCGTGGCCGAACCCGACCCCGGCACACCGGTGTCGATCTCCAGCCGCCAGTCCCGGTTCAGCGTCGACGCGCCGAGCGGCACAATCTCCGGAGGTGCGATGCTCATCGCTTCGATCCCTTCTTCTCCTCCGCAACCAACTCCGGCGCGGACTCCTCAACCTGCTCGGCCGCCTCAGGCACGACCTGCTCGGACTCGACGCGCTCCCACGCCGGATCCGCGTCGTACTGCGCAGCCAACGCCGACGGCACATCGACCACACTCGGCTGATGACCCCGCCGCTCACGAAATACGGGCATAACTGGACCTCCTCAGATCCTGTGTAGAGATGGGCGGTGAATGTCCACGTAAAAGTTCTGCGCCAGCCGCCACCGGCCATTGCCGTCCTGACCCAGCAGCGACCACGACCGTCGCAGACACTGCACCACCCGGACCCCGCCCAAGTCCACGCCGTGCACACCCTGAAGCACCCCGAACACCGCATCCGCCAGATCCAACACTGGCCGAGGATCACGCCCCCCGCGACGCACCGTCACCTGAAGACCCTCCGTCGAATCCGACAGCGCCGGATCATCAGCAACCCCATACGCCGCCAGCGCCACCGACGAATCCGGGGACTGGGGCAACCCGCCGAGCACAATCGCCACGTCCTCCTCGGCGTACAACCCCGTCGACCGCCACACCCCGACACCACCAGCTGCCAAGCGCGCCGCCACACCCTCCAGCAGCGCCGTAGTACTCACCGCAACGCCTCCCGGATCGACTCCGCCACAGCCTCCGCCGCATCATCCCGACGACTCATCAACGCCGTCTCCAAGAACTTCGCAGAGCGGCCCGCATCATGGGCGTTGTCCATGACCTCGTGCACCAGCACCGCGTACGGGGTGTCGTAACTGATCGCAGCCTTCAGCCCCGCCCGGTCCACCGACACCTTCCCCGATGACCGCAACGCACCGGTCTCCAACGGCACCCGCTCATCAGACTCCTGCAACACGACCTCGCCGCCGGCCCGCAAGCCGTCGGCAGCAGCCGCCCGCACCAGACCCGGCACCGACCGTAGCCGGCGGATCATCTCCGAGGCATCCCAGTCGCTCACGCCAACGCCACCTCGACGTGAGACAGACGCGTTAGCTCGTCGTCGTTGAGCAGCGACACCGCCACCACCCGGGCCTCACGCCCCAGTGCCGTCACGATCGAGTCGGCCGGAATCTCCACCGGATCGGCGTACAACACGCCCTGTGTAACGACCTCTTCACCGTCAGCGTCCCGCACCAGCGACCGGCGCCACTCCACATAGCACGGGATTGTGAACTCCGGCCCATACAGATCCCCGTACGCCCCCGCCCCCGCGTGCGGGCGAACCGTCGCCGTATGGATCAGCAGACGCGGCGGGATCGTCACCGGAAGATCCGATACCGGTCCACGGCAGACCTGTCGGCCGCCGTCACCTGCGAACCCGACGGAGTGCTACTCACCGACAATGACCCCAGCCGGAGCTGGCTCGCAGCAGCTGAAGCACTGTCCGTCGCTCGCCTCGCCAAGACCGGGAAGAGGTCCGCAGGACACGCAGGATGCCCGTGGGTCATCGTCACCTCCACCGCCGACACGCCGAGCGGCCACCCGGCCGGACGCACCAAGAAGCCATCCCGAGACAGCCGCCACCCCGTCAGCACCGCCGGCGTGTCGCCGGTCAGGTCACGGACCTGCGTAACGCTCGCCAGCAGCAGCGTCGGCAACAGCAGCAGCGCCCCGCCCCTAGAATCCACCACGACCGTCTCGGTCACCTCCGGGGCAATGTGCCAGCGGCACTCACCCCGGAGAGCCGCAGCGGCCGCCTCTAACTCAGCCTCCGACACCGCCCCGAACGCGGCAACATCGGACGGAGAAGCTAGAGGCGGCCACACGGCTCAAGCGCCCTTGTTCGCCGGGGCGGCGCCCTTGTTCGCCGGACGCTCCGCCTTCACCTCAACCGCCGACTCATACCGCTCGGCGTCCTCCGGCAAGAGCAACATGGTGTGCTCGATACCGTTGATCTCGACCTTGTACTCCTTGCGCTTGTCAGCCACAGCCGACCTCCCTCATCTCAGGAATTAGAACAGTCAAGCCCGGCCCGAGCCGGGCCCCGATCACAGCAGCGTGACCTTGACGATCGCCGACGGAATCCGCACCGCCAGAGCCAGACGCTCCTCGATGCGGGTCGTAGTGATGTCCTTGGTGAACTTCCCCAGGTCGGAGTTGGTCGACTCCACCCGGATCCCGCCCTTGCGGTACACCGACGCAGCCGCCTTCAGCGCACCCACAACCACCGTCTTCGCCGGCACGGCGGCAGTCACGATGGTGGTCTTCCCCCACAGCGGCGGGGTCTGCACCACGCCGCCGACGCCGTACTCGCCGTAGAAGTACCCACCGCCGAAGTACTGCCCGTTCGAGTCCTTCGCCAACCGCAGCGCCTGGTAGTCGGCCGGGTTGATCAGGATCGCGTCCGCCGAGAGCCCCGTCGCGGTCTGCACCGCCGTGATAGCCCGGAAGATCGCGTCCTGCGCCGAGTCCGGAGCCACCGCCTGTGTCACGGTCTGGATCCCCGACCGCAACAGGATGCCCTGGATATTGGAGCCAGTGCCGTCGCCGTTGAGGAGCTGGTTCTCCTCAGCCAGCGCCAGCAGGTACAAGCCACGGTTGTTGATCTCCGAGACCATGAACGGCAGGTCCTCGATCATCTCGTCCGAAGTGTCCCACCAGCCCGCGATCTTCTTCACCGTGTCGGTGACCGCCGTCGGATTGACGAAGTGCAGTTGCGGCTTCTGGCCACCTTCCGCAACCGTCGCCAACGACCCCTCGGCAGCGCCCTCCACGTAGTAGGTCACCGCCGTCCCCGAGATGCTGCCCGTGCCGAGCACGTCGGAGACCACCGGACGCCGGTAGGGGTGCACGATGGTCTTGTCCACATCGGTCAGCACCGCACCGAAAGACGACCCCACGGTGTTCGGATCGGTCGCGGCCTTGAACTCCGGAGCCGCCACCGAGAACGGGGTGGCCTTCGACTTCAGCGCCGCCAGGTGCTCCCCGGTGACCGACTTCGCGAAGTGCTCACCCAGCGACTTCGCCGGGTGGTCGTCCTGACCCCCGGCGCCCTCCGGACCGGCGCCGAGCCGGTCGAACGACGCGATCAGCTCGGCCGACTTCTGCGCCCGCTCGATCTGCTCGGTCAACGACTCGACCTCGGCCTGCTTCTGCTGAAGCTCGGCCACCTCCGCCTCGCTCAGGTCGCGACCCTCGGCCGCCTTGATGATGTCCTGGGCCGCCTTGATCGCGGCGGCCCGCTGTGCCTGAAGATCCATCCCTCAGACCCCCTCCTCCACCGCATATGCGGCGGCGTAGATATCGAAAATGGCCGCCAGGCCCTTGACGGACGGAGTGCACCCCTGATCCTCATCGGACACGGGCGACTTGCCTTCAGCCTCGTCGCTGGCGCCCGACTTGACCTCGGTAGTGGTACCGCTGGCCGCGTCCTGGTCACTGCCGCCCGGATGGGCGGACTTCTCCTCGTCCCCGTCGCTGAGCGACGACAGGACAGAATCGATCGAATCTCGCGCCTCCCGCAGCGCGGACTCATTCTTGGCCGACAATACTCGGCCTGCCTTCGCTGCCAGATCCTCGGCCAACGCCTTCACGGCAACGACGGACGTGTCTTGATTAGCACCGACGGGCACGAACGAGAATTCGTAGACCCGCAGTTTCCGCAGCTCCTCGACGGCATCGCCGTTCTCGTCCTCAGAACGACCGGACTCGAGCACGTCGTAGGCGAACGACAGTTGTGTGATGCGGCGACCCTTGACCAGGCGGTAGACCTGCGGGCCCTTCGGCGATTCCAGATCAAACTCGCCCTTCACCCACCAACCATGCTCGTCTTCGCCCTGCTCCAGGGCGGCCGCCACGAAGTAGTCCGGGTCGTCCATCCGATGCCCATACAACCCGGGCAGCGTGTTCCCCGATTTCTCCCAGCGGGCGATGTCTTCGAGAAATGCCCCCTTAGCAACCACCTCACCGTAGGCGTCCCGCTTCCGCGTGAACGTCGACGGATAAACCAGGAACTGCCCGTCGGCCAGCCCGTCCTCAGGACCCGCCTTCACCTGCCCGATCGGCAGCGTCTTGATCTTCATCGGGCGACCTCCACTCGCAACCTGCAATTACACCCGGCGTCCTCGGCGTCGGCCGAGTCGCCAGGAAACTTCTGACCGTTCGAGAAGGCAGCCTCCAGATCGACCCGCTCCCCATCCATCCGCGCATGAGACGACCGCGGGTTAGGGCCCGTCACCCAGACCTTCTCGAACCCGACACCGTCGCGGTCCCGGATCTGCCGGGCGACCTCCGCCGTCGCGAACGACGACAAATAGCCGGCCAATGACCGCGACGCAGCTCCCGCACGGGACCCCTCCGCCGTCACAAACACCCGCCCCGGATCGCCATCTTCAGCGTCGATCTGCTCGGCGACCTGCTCCCGCGTCGTCGCATTAATCCCCGCCGCACGGCGCTCTGCGACCGCCTTCAAGAAGTTGACCGTCATGCCGGGGTCGTACGCGTCCGGCTCGTAACCCAACTCTTCAGCCGCCTCGGCCCCCAGCACCGCCGCGATAGTGTGCGCCACCTTCAACAGATCGGCCGCCAGCTCACGGTCCCACCGGTCACCGTCCCACCAATCCAACCCCGCCCCCACCGCCGACAGCACCGACTTGCCTTGCCGGGCGAAGAATGCCGCCAGGACCCGCTCGATCCGATCCACCTGCGCCCGGGTCGGCGCACCCTTCGTCCGCAGCGTCACGTCCACCCGCTGTTTAGGTGCCGAATCCCGCGGCGACGCCTGCCCGCCAACCAGGACGTTCAGCGGCGTCACCAACTGCGCCGCGTCGCCACCGAGCGCCGACAAGTTGAGTCGCGCCCGAGCCTCATCCGCGGTCATCCACGGACGCCCCACGGCCGACTGCAGCGCCTGCGTCTGCTCCTCAAACGACCCCTGAAGCTTCTCACTGATGTTGAACTCCGCGTACATCACGTCGCGGTCCATGCCCAACGCCGCCAGCGCGAACGTGTTCACTGTCGCCTCAATCGAGGCCATCTCCGGGCCGAGCGTGTCGCCGTACAGCATCCGGCGAAACTCCCGGACGTTCGAGAAGTTCGCGTTATCAAGCAGACCCACCATGGTCGGGTTCACGTGATAGGCCGACGCGACCGTGGCAAACGCCAGCTTGGCGCCCTCCACCCACTGCTGCTCGCTCGCGCTGAAGTCGATCCGCTTCAACGCCATCCCGTCCTCCAGGACCGGCGTCCCCCCAGCGCCAGGACCAGAGCCCGTGTACTGGGCATACCAGTCCTCCCGAAACCGGTTTGCCGCCGCCTCCGACCACGCCGGCGCCCCCGCCGGACGCTCGATCACCGCCGACACCCGGCCGCCCCGCGACCACACCTGATTCCGGTACTTCGATGCCTCGATCTGCTCCCGCAGAATCTCCCGCAGCGCCTCCACCGGCGACGAGCGCCCATCGACCCGGCCGGGGTGATACCCGCCGAACGCGATCACCTGCGACGCATCCAGCTCCACCGACTCGCCGCCATGAGACACCAGATAGGTCTTAGGGCCGAATGCCGACAGACGACGCTCCGAAACCCACGCCGGCGGCAACCGACGCAAGCGCCAACGGCCCTCCGCATCGAACCACGGCAGCCAGTAGGCCCGGTCGTACAACGCACGATCGCCCACCAACGCGAAGACCAAGTCATACCCAGTCAGCCCGTCCCCCGGGTCCGCCAACGCCTGCGCCAGCGGGTTAACGCGACTTCGACGACGGTCGGTCTCATCGACCCGCTCGAAAACGTGCAGGCCGCACTGGGCGATATTCCGCGCCAAGAACGTGACCACCGTCCGCAGGTGTGGCTGAGTGCGCCACAGCTCGGCGACCGTCCACTCCGACCCGAGCCCAGCGACCACACCCGCCTCGCCCCACGCCTCAGCAACCCTAGCCGCGTGAGCGTCCGCCGTCAGGTACTCCACACGAGGCGTCCACCACGAAAAGGAGACCGCCGAGCGCATAGAGTCCCAGAAGCCCACGAGACCCCCTCTCAGACCACGACCACGCCGCGGCCCTCGTAAGCCGACTCCTGCGACACCGAATCGGTATCGGCGGCCAGCAGCACCGCCATTGCCGTCGTCATCGCCGAAATCCCATCGATCTTCTCCATCGACCGGGCCTTGTCCGGCTTCACGTTCTCCGCCGCATCCGTCGCCGGCCGCAGATTGTCAGCCATCCACCGCAACACCGGGTTCCCCCCGTGCCGCAACATCGGCTTCCGCGCCGTCCCCGTCATCACCAGCCGACCCAGCTCCTTCAACGGCCCCGACAACGACGCGAACCCCTGGCCGACCTTCACCATCGGCGCACCCTCACCGTCAAGGTCAGCCACCAGCTGCGATGCGTTCCACCGGTCGTAACCGATTCCACGCACGGCGAAGGTATCCATATCGCGCCGCACCTGCGCCTTGATGAAGTCATAGTCCGTAACGTCACCCGGGGTGAGCTGGATCCACCCGTCCTTCACCCAGCCCGAGGCGTTCCGCGCCGTCCGGTCATCCAGCGCCCCCAACGACGCCTCCGGCATGAACAGCCGCACCAGCACGTCCAGACCCTGCGCGGCCGGGAACAACCACGCCAGCGCCGTCAGGTCCGACACCGACCCCAAGTCTAGGCCGCCGTACGCCACCCGGCCCGACAGCGCCTGCTCGTCCACCAGCGACGCATTCCGATCCCAACGCGCCAGATCGAAAAACCGCGCCGACTGCCGCGACCGGATCCCCAGGTGCAGCCGCTGAAACGACGCCATCTGAGCAGGGGACCCCTGAGCCTTATCCCACGCCGACGCCATAAACTCCGGCGACGGCGTCACCGGGTACAGTGGATTGGCCTTCGCCCACGTCACCGGCGACGCAGGGTCATCCGACTCCTCGGCCGCGAACACCACACCCCACATCGCCGGCGCCTTTAACACCCGCGACGCCAACTTCTCGATCTGCTCCCGCCGCGTCGCATACACCGACACGACCTTGCCGTCATCGGCCGTCGTGATGATGAACACCAACGGCTGCTCCCGAGCACCCGCCCCGGACTCGATCGCCTCCAGCAACCCCGGATCCCGATGCACATGCAACTCGTCAACCAGGCCACCGTGAACATTCGCTCCGTGCGCCAGATCGCCCCGAGACGACACCACCTTGATCACCGACGACGTAGCCGGCTGCACAATCTCCGCCCGCGTCGCCTTAATCCCCGCCTTACGCAACGCCTCCGACGACCTCGCCAACGCCGCGATCGGCTTGAACGCCTGTCCCGCCTGATCCCGTGACGCCGCACCCATCAGCACCTCGGCGCCGGCCTCACCATCCGCGAACGCCAACACTGTCGCCAAACCGGACACCAACGTCGTCTTGGCGCCCTTTCGCGGCATCTCCACATACGCATCTCGGATAATCCGCACCCGGCGGCCCGCAGAATTCACCGTCGTCCACCCGAATACCGGCGCGATAATGTGTGCCACCTGCACCGAATTCGGCCGCAACGGCCGCCCCGCCCATTTACCTTTGGTGTGCCGCAAAGCCGACAGGGCCGCTATCACCCGATCGACCCGATCCGGATCAAATGCCGCCTTCCGCACCGTCCGTGGCTCCGGAGTCCGAACCAATGGTTGACACTCCGGCAGGTCATACCCCCGGGACTCCAGATACCAGGAGACCTCCGGAGAAATCTCAGACGCCAGCCCCCTGCGCCGGCGCGAACGGGTTGCCGTCATCCTCGGCCCCCCCGCCCATCGGAGTCCGCGCACGAGCCCCGAACGTCAACCCGATCTGCCTGCCGTACTCCAAGAACGCCAGCGACTCCGACCGGAACACCACCTCGGCCGGGTTCTTCATCTCCCGGCCATTCTTCTCATCCCACACCGTCGCCGAACCCCGCTCCAGCTCATCCGAGGCCGCCCGGGCAGCTCGAAAATGCCGGAACGCCATCTCCAACGCCAGGCCGTCGACCCGCGAAACCATCCCAGCCTCCAGCAGCGCCGGGACCACCTCATCCCACAGCCCCGACAACACCGAATCCTCCGCGACCGCCTCCGGCTTCACCGGGGCACCCACCGAAACCTCGGCCGCAGCCGTCCCCGACGGATCCACCGACGCCAGGTGCGGCACCAGCTTCAACGGCCCCCGAGCACCCATCAGCGCCACGGCTTGCGGGCCGGCGGCGAGGTCGTGTTACCCCTCCGCGGCGTAAACCGCTCCTGCCACGCCCGCACCTCAACCTGAGCGGCCTTCTCGATCACCAACGCCGGATGCGGCACCGGGCGGCCCTTCTCGTCGGCCACCACCAGGCCCTCACGATCCACGCGACGCTGAGCATCCCGCATCCGCGCCACCTGCACGCAGTACGCCTCCAACCCAGCCCCAGACACCCGCGCCACATCGTCGCCCGCCACCTTGAACAGCGCTGCGACCTCGCACCACACGACGCGGGCAGCCTCAGACAGGTGCTCAGGCGCCGACAGCGACCCCACGACCCATCTCCACCCGCTCCGCAGGCATCACCGCCTCCAACCCCGCCAGCACCGGACGAGACTTCGTCCGAAAGTCACCCACTGACTCCTCAGCAAACAACTCGTCGACCACCGACAGCAAGAACCCCGCCAGCACCGGATCATCCGAGACCTCGATCGACTCCAACCTCGGGTTCTCGTTCAGGTTCATCGACGTGCGCACCGCAACCTGCCACGAATCGTTTGTCAGCACCGCGAATTTTGCGTGCGTCCGCGTCGTCCTGATCGCGTCATCGCCGAACAGCTCCCGCAGCTTTGCCAGATAGCCGGGCTGCCGCTGCCCGAACGAACAATCGCACACAAACCGCATCGACCGGATATGACCATTGTGCAGATGCTCCGCCGACCGAGACAGATCCGCACCGCCCGCCGTCCACGTCGACAACGTCACATCGGCCGGGCCGGTCTTCTCCAAGATCGCCTCGACCGCATCCATCAACGAGAACTGCCCGAACGTCAGGCAGTAAGTCTCCATCCCGCGCCCGAAGTCCGCCAACGCATCCCGTGCATTCGTCACCTTCGACAACCGCGGCCGCCGGGCCGGAGTCTTGCGGGTAGTGCTACGAGCTGTACCCTGGGCCACGTCGTCCTCCTCAGTAGGTCGGCCAACGCCCGGGGTGTTCCAGCACCGCCGGGCACCTCCCATTTTACGGCCCAAGACCCCAGAAAGCCACGCAAAGTAAGGATAAAAACCAGGAAACTACCGAAACTGTGTGAAGCAC